CATGGCTCTGTTCGCTGTCACCCAGCTTCGGACGAACGCTGTTCACCCGAACAAGGACAGCTACTACACCGCGTACATTCACCCGCAGGTCTCCTTTGACCTTCGGCGTGAGACCGGTGCGGCTGCCTGGCGTGACCCGCACAACTACTCGGCCGCTGGTAACATCTGGGCGGGCGAGATCGGCGAGTACGAGGGCGCCTGCTACATCGAGACCCCTCGCGCGCAGAACGTCCAGTCTGGTGCTGGCGCTGGCGCCACCCAGACCCGTGTGTTCAACACCTACTTCACCGGCCAGCAGGCTCTTGCCGAGGCTGTTGCTGAGGAGTTCCACACGGTTCGTGGTCCGGTCGTGGACAAGCTGACCCGATTCCAGCCGCTCGGTTGGTACGGCGTCGCGGGTTGGTCTCTGTACCGTCCCGAGTCGCTGATCGTGGCTCAGTCCACCTCTTCGGCTCGCATCGACGCCTGATCCTGATAGGGGGGAGGTGCTGTTTCCGAACAGCTTAAAACCGGTATGGGGCCGGTTCGCCTCCCCCCTCTCGATTCCTAAGGAGAATCTATGTCTGGTCTCGACAACACGTCTTACACCGTCCGGACAGTCTCTGCCACCACGGCTACCCTGACCGCGAATGACTACGTGCTCATTCTCACGTCGGCCTCGGCGAAGACTGTCAACCTTCCCGCCGCATCTGCGGTGATCCCGGGTCGTGTGTACGTTGTGGTTAACACCGCTGCGAACACCGCAACCCTCACCCCTGCTTCCGGTACGATCAACGGCGCTGCGACGTTCGTGACGCCTGCCGGTACCGCTGCGGGTGCTGGTCGTACTCACTTCATCAGTGACGGTACGACTTGGTGGACCATCTCGGGTACCACCACCGCGTAATAGAAGGGGGCCTCAGTGGCTGTATGGATCTTCACGACACCTACGGTGGCTGAGGCCCCGTTCGCCTGGAACCCTCTGATGGAGAGGTTCCGGATGGATAGGGCCATCTCGGTTGTCGAGGTGAGTCCGGGCGTCTACGAGCAGGTTCGGTTCGACGCCTACACCAACGAGCTGGGTGCTATCAATTACCCGGCGAACCCGAACCAGGATACAGACTTCTGGCCCGCCGTGAGGGAGGGCCTGCACTACTTTAGGGGTGGCTATGAGTGGCAGGTGTCCAGCCAGGTGAGAGCTGACATCATCGCCTCCGGAGCTGCCGACGCTAGCAATTTCGTCCTCGCACCCGGAATGGGATTTGGCGACGGCGGCTTTGGCGAAGGAGGATTCGGAGAGTGAGCTACACCCCCATCCCGGCAGGCACGCCCGACTGGGACGTGCCGGTCAATGCTGCGTTCGTCGACCAGGACGGTCGGATCACAACGAACACGGCGAACATCGGAACGAACAGTACCGACATCGCTACGCTTCAGTCGGACATGACTACAGCGCAAGGTGATATCACCACGCTCCAAGCCAACGATGCGGTGCAGGACACCGATATCGACAACCTTCAGACGCTGACCACGACGCACACCTCGCAGATCTCAACGCTCCAGACTCAGTCGACTCAGGTCAGGAACGGTGGCTGGCTGCCTTCGGATCACAACCTGGTGGCCTGGACGATGGATCCTTCCGAGGCTGCGAACAGCCAGGTGCTCACGAGCGGAACGCTCTACACTATGGGCCTCTGGGTTAGGTCGGCTACTTCGTTCAGCAACATCATCTTCGGCGCTTCGGGCGCCGGAGTCACGCTGACCGCCGGGCAGAACCTGATAGGTCTGTACGACTCGGCGGGGAACAGGGTGGCCGTCTCTGCTGACCAGTCCGGCAACTGGACGAGCACTGGAATCAAGACTACAGCAATGACCGGCGCACCTATCGCACTGTCCGCTGGCCTGTACTACGTCGCCATCCTGTCGAACGGAACCACACCTGTGGCCGTGTTCCGAGAGTCCAATCAGGCTAGCGCTAACATCATCAACGTCGGACTGGCGGCAGCTTCGTACCGCTCTGGCGAAACCGGAGGGCAGACTTCTCTGCCGACAACTCTCGCCCTGGGGTCTCGGACGGCTGGACCGTTCAGCTTCTGGTTCGGGCTCAGCTAAGGAGAATCGAATGGCAGTTCTTACCCCCGCCTGGGTGGTCAACAACAACGATCAGTTCGTCGGCGGTATCTTCACTACCGAGGCAGCCGCTACCGCTTTCGCTGAAGCCTGCCTCCCTAACGGCAGTACTCCTGTCATCATCATCCCTGTAACCCGAGTCACGGAGGACCCGGCATGAGCGATCTGTACAAGAACCCGCAGACCTCCCCTCAGGAAGAGGGGCTTGAGTCTCGCAACACCGATATGCAGGACTGGGGCGGCTCCAAGATGGAGCCCGCCGGACCGGCTGGCAACTCGACGCTGACCAACGCCAACGAGAAGGGCATTCTGGAGACCGGCCTGTTCAGGGCTATGGGTCTGCACCAGACTGCTGAGCTCGGGTCCGACCACAACTCCCACCGGGAGGGCATCTATGGACAGTCCGGCACTCACCGAGACTGAGATAGGCGGGATCAAGATCCCGAAGCCACAGTCAAACACATACCAGAAGTCGGCGGCCGTTTCGACGGCCGCTGTCAAAGATGAGGTAGGAGTCCTGGGGCACAACAGCTTCCGGTCCGACGTCTACCGTGTAACCGAAGGATACGTAGCGTGATAGGCCGCGAAGAGATCGAACACCGCTTTGGGTTCCACAAGGCCACCGTCGAGGGTGACAACGCCACCCTCCCCAAGCATCGGGATGTGCGGATCCTGTTCCGCGAGTTCGCCGAGAAGCTGGACAGCATCCTGCCGGATGGTCGAGCTAAGTCCGTAGCGTTCACCAACCTGGAAGATGCTTCGATGTGGTCGCACAAGTCGATCGCTGAGCTTGCCCCTACGATCGAGGAGAACTGAGATGCCACCCGCTAAGAAGCCTGAGACGAAGCCGCTCCTTGAGGTCGGCCAACTGATCAACCTCGACCGAGGTGGTCGCACCCTCCAGAACCTCGAAGTCCTGGGGTTTGACGACAACTTTCTGAAGCTGAGGTGGGACATCCATGTTTCCCCGCAGACCGAAGTGGTCCTGGTCCCCTGGCGTGAGGCTGTCATCGGTCTGGTTGGTGAACGCTGATGTGCTCTACTGCCTGCTCGACTCAGGATCACGCATCCTGGGGAGAGTGCGTAAGGGCTAAGGGCCTCCAGCTTTCCCCCGCTATCAACGACACGTACGGGACCAAGCAGCGAGCCTGGGACCGAGAGCTTGACAACTACGAGTCCGCCGTCAGGCAGGGCCTGAGCCCTGCCGGTACCAAGCAGCACCACGTGGATGCTGCTGTCAAGGAGGCCGAGAATGGGAGTAACTGACGGAAACCTCGGCGCTATCAGGGGCGCCGAGAACAAGGTATCTATCGACGGCGCCAGCTCTACGGCTGCGCCTATCACTGTAACGCAGGGCGGGCAGACCGCCAACGTAGCCGTTCCCGGCCCGAACCTGGGTGCTGGACTGGTCACCTCAACCGGCTCCCTGGTGTCGGCTTCCACGCTCTCGGCAGTTTCTGCTACTGGCGCTGGAACCACAGTCGACTTTGGGTCGGGTAAGCAGAACATCACCCTGGCGATCATCGCTGGCGCTGGCGTCTCCGCAGGGGCCGTCGCGCTTGAGGTCAGTCAGGACGGCACGAACTGGTTCCGGTCCACCCCGGTAACCCAGTCCGCTCCGGGCGTCACCCAGGTGACCACCTCCGGAGCTTGGCGATACGGTCGAGGCAACGTTACTACTACGATCACCGGCGGTACGGTTAGCGCTACGCTCATGGCGTCGTAATGACGAACTCCACGGGGAATTCGGTACCGACGCATGCGGTTACCAACCCCGCCTTCCAGGGCGGGTATGTGTACAGCAGGGCCGAGAGTGCAGGAGTGGCCCTTGCAGAGAACCATCTGGCTCTGACCAACCCTGTCGGATCGGGCAAGACCATCCTGATCGCGGGCGTGTTCATCAGCCAGGTAACCACCGGAGCCGTATCTGTGACCGACCCGATGAGGGGTTGGCTTGCTACCGGAGTAAGTGGTGGCACGCTGGTCAGCGCTGCTGACATAGGCAAGATCCGATCCAACATGCCGAACCCTGTTGGCCAGGTGAGGATCATCGGGGTCACCG